TTGTCTAGGTTGTTCTTGTGATGGTTCTCTTCTAGCATCAGGCTGAGGTGCTGTTTCTGTTTCTTGTCTTTGTGGTGCTGAAGGAGAGGATGATTGAGATCTACTTTCTCGCTCAAGTTCTTTTTGATATTTTTCTGCTCTCATTCCATGTTTTGTTCTATATTTTCCAGCATCTTCACCACCACGATAAAGGTAGTCTTTTGATATATCTTTTTTACCAACACCAAGGTATTGGCCTATTGTCCCTGCTTGCATTCTTCTTCTTGCTACATCTAGTGATGCATTATCTGTTGCCATTTTTGTATTATTTGCACCAGACATAGTTTTGTTTATAACACTTTGCTTAAATCTTTCTAATTCTTCTGGTGAAGGATTATAATTTTTTATTCCAGGATAATATCCACCCCGTACTCCTTCAGATCTAACTGAAGACATTGTTGAAGACAGAGATCTGTCTGTAAACATAGATCTATTAAAAACAGTTTCAGAAAATAGTTGTTGATTTATTGGATTTTTTCCAACTTCAGATCTAGATAAGTTATAAATTCTTCTTAATACAGCAGGATTTTCTAGTTCTTTTTCAAATGCTACTTTTCTATCTTTTGCTAGATTACCACTATATTCACCAGAACTAGGAGTCATACCAGTTGGTGGTAATGACGGCCCTTGATCTGTTTGACCACCTGTTTGACCACCTGTTCTTCTATCTCCAGATGTATCTGATGGTCCACCAGTTAGATAATCATATCCTGATGTTGCTCCTTTTGCAGCTAGACCTACACCTTGTGCAGCTAGACCTACACCAACACCAATTGGATTTGCATATTTTTTAATTGGATCTGCATATTTTTTAATTTTTTGTGCATATTTTTTAATTTTTTGTAATGAAGAATTAGGTTTTTTTTCTTTTTCTGCTGATGGTGATTTGTGGGACATTTGTCCCGTTGCGTCTTCAACACGATCCTCTCGTGTTTTTCTTTCATTGGTTAATTTTAGTGATTCTAAACCAGATAATATAGTAGATGTTTGATTATCTATTCTATTCAATGACTGTATGGAATTATTTTTTATACTGTTTATGTCAGACTTCAATTCTGACATAGAAGATTGTATTTGTCTTTGTTGTTCTATCAAAGATTTAATATTATTATTATTCTGAGAAACTTCTCCTATAACACCTGTAAGATTATTATTTAAATTTTGTGTGGTATTAACTAGAGAATTTATATTTAATTGTTTTATTTCTTCAATTACAGAACTTAAACTACCAACAATTTCATTTATTTTTTCACTATTTTGAGAAGATGCCTGTCTTAAATTAACAGACATTTCCTCAGTTTTTTGCTGAATAATATTTGAGATTTGATTTAGAATATTCTCTTCTAGTTCTGCCACTATAATAGACTTTCTTTTTGATTTTCTTGTTTTTGCTCATCAAGATGTTTTAGTAGCATATTCATATAAACGTCTAATTCGAATGGAATTAGATTTTCTAAATCTGTAATAGAATATTTATGGTGTTGAACCATAGAGAAAATTACGTGATAATAATTTTCTAACTTATTATGACTCAACGCCAAGTAAAAAAATCATTTAATGTATTGAATTCAATTTTCCTTTCATTACCAAGTGAATTTTTATATATTATCTCGTGATAAAGTTTTGGACAATTGTCAAAAAATTCTTGAACTTGAGTAAATGAGGTTATACTTAAATTTTCTATAAAATCTTGTATTTGCTCATAAGTGTAATCTTTTAAATCATAGACTTCATCACCTTGATATATTTTATCAACACACCGAACAATTAATTTAAACAGGTGCTCATCTTCTGCATTTAAAAATTCTTTATCATCATAAAGTTTAGCAGATGGATATTTCATTATCATACCAATATCATCCACTATTTTAATAATATTGCTTTTATCGGTAGGGACAGTAATTTTAATATCTTTTAAATTTACTTTAAAATCATAAACTTTATCATCTTCAGTATCTCTATAAGATACATCTAAAGTGTCATCAACAGAAATTGCTCTTAACTGTAGGAATATGTATTCCAAATCAAAAAGTGCTATAGCATCAATATTAAAATCCGAATCAAGAGAGCAGTTATTTACTATTTGTTTGATAGCAATCAAAATATCTTCTGGTTCATCAGATTCCTTTGCCATTAAAAGAAGTTTTTCTTCTTTTACAAGAAATGGCCTAAAGTTTTTCTTCTTTTTTAATGAGGGCACTTCAATTTTATGACTAGGGTGTGAAATTTTAGGTAACATTATATTCTCCAATTATTACTGTAATAAATCATTTAAAGTTTGCTGTCTTCTTAAATTAGTTCCTACAATTACATATTCTCTAAAATGTACAGAAAGAGTCAATTCTACTATTCCTGGATCTGCCCATGAGATAGGAACTTCTACAATAGTAACAGGATAAGCATCAAACATATTAAACCCGACGGCATTTTCACCTTCTGGTGTAAATAATTTTAATTCGAAGGTAGAAGAGTATTCATTTCTAAATCCTGCATTATAAGTAGGTAATTGGTTTATATCACCAGATCTTTGATCTACTCCACCAGTAGCATCAAAAACTTCTCTCATCCAATTATGCCAGAATCTCCAAATATCTCCCAATTTATCACAAGTTACCGTGAAAATAATTTCATTAAATTGTGCTGAGAATGGATATTTGTGGATCGGGCCGACCCCATATCTTTGAACATTTACAGTAGAAATTGCCATTTGTGGAGTGCGAACATTAGAAATTCTAAACTCCATCATCTTAGAAATATTTCTTGTATCATTTCCACCTTCAACATTTTCAATAACTGCATTTTGTAATAATATAGGTAGGTGTACAGTCATATTAAACTGGTTCTTTTTTAAGTAACCGTTATTATGAATTTCTTCTCTAAAATTGCTTATGTTGAAAGGCATTTAAATTTCCTGATTATCTGCGATGTTTATATACCCATTGTGCTGTTTCTAGAGGAACTACGTTTTCCCATTCATCTACTGGTATTCTTATAAAACTACTTCTAATGTGTCCTCTTAGATAGTGCTTTACACATAATTTCATTATTGGATCATTGCTGTTAAAATTAACATTTAATCTGAAATTAGGTGGAATGTCTCTTTTATCTATTCCTGTTAAATTGAATAAAAATTGCAATCTTAGTTTTGGATCTTGAACATAGTGTAAATTTAAACCAAGAAACCCACCTTTTGCTGGGCCTAATGGTATAACAAGAGGAAACTTATCATACATAGGTAAAGTATCTTTATGTTTAGGGTCATAATAAAACATAATTAAATTACCTTTACCTCTGTTTCCAGAAGTCTTTAATATATTAGTCCCTTTATCCTCATCATTTGTTGGTAATCTATTATATCCAGTAAGTTGTCCAACTCTTTTTTGGAACCATTCTGATGATCTTTGTCTTAGACTCTCTAGTGTGTTTCTGTTTAATAATTTTAACAGACCTGAAAAATTCATTATTTAATCCCTAACTCTTTTTCTGTGAAAATATGAAAAGTCCATTTTCTATCTTCACAGAATTCTTTAGCTGCTTTCCACTTTGCTTCATTAACCCCCCAATTTTTTACCTCAGATATATATCTTTTGGTAATCTTTTCTTTTCTCTTTGGTGGTCTAGTTTGATTTGCTGGTTTAACTTCTATTAATACAGTTTCTTTCTTACCATCTCTATTTATCTTATTTACAATGAAATCAACAAAATAACGATGAATTCTATTATCAATAGGGGAGCGATAGGGTATGACTATTTCTTCAGACCCCCAAGATATTATATTGGGGTCTTTGTCTAATCTCATCATTAATTTTAGTTCCCAACTTGAACGATAAATAATGTTAGTTGGGTTTCCCATATATTTATCTGGGTTTTTGGGTTTAAAAAAACCTTTGTATGTGCTCATTTTCCGTATAAATAAATAAAAGTATTTATATATAAAAATAGGAATAAAATGCCAGTAAGATATAGTTCTAGGTCATTACCAAGAAATCCACCAAAAAAACCTGCTAATACTAGATTGCAGAGTAAACAATTTCCAAGTGATTTGATACAACCAGGAAGAAATTTTTATATAAGAATTGGATTTACAAAATATAGTTTTTCTATTAGTAATTTTATAGGTAGTACAGCATCTTCAAATCAAGGTTCTGTAATTTTACCCATACCATCAAGTCTGGCTGATGTTCAGGTTTTATCTTGGGAACAAAATTCTGTTCTGGCATTTGGACAAGCCGTTCCAGGTGTTGCTGCTGCAACCACGGCAGCAGCGGCAGCTGGTGTCAAGACCGGAAATGCTCCAAATCCAGGACTCTTTATGATGTTCAGACAACCTAACTTTAAAGAATATACATTCAATTGGGATATGGTAGCAGACAATCAAAGAGAAACTGATACTATTGCTGAAATTGTCGATTTTATTAAAAACCAATCCTCTCCGAGAAAGACAGGACTGTTTTACGAATATCCTCACATAGCAGTTATGAAATTATATCCTGATGATAAATATACTTTTAGAATGAAACCAGCAGCTATTACATCAGTTCAAGTTCAGTATAATGGTGCTGGACAGCCAGCATTTTTAAGAAATGGTGCCCCTGTAAATGTTAAACTCGCTATATCTTTTAAAGAAATTCAAATTTGGGAAAAGAATAGTTGGGGAGATAGTAATAGCTAATGTCAGAAGATAGATATTTCGATAAATTACCACAAATAAAATATTCTAATACTGATTCTATTGATATTACACGAAGAATATCAATAACTGATGTTGCTTACTATGATCCTTATATTTTCTATACTTATGATATATCAGAACATGAACGTCCTGATCAGTTTAGCTATAGATATTTTGATGATCAATATAAATCTTGGATTCTATACCTTTCTAATAAAATTGTTGATCCTTATTATGAATGGTATATGACTAATGATGAATTTAATTCTTTCCTCAATACAAAATATGGTTCTGTTGTTGAATCACAACAAAAAATTGATTATTATAGAAATGATTGGACAAACAGTGACTCATTAGAAACAAATGGATATGAAGCACTTGCTTTTTCTCTGAAGAAATATTGGCATCCTGTATATGATAGCTTTGGAAACATATTAGAATATAAAAGAATACCAAAAGATTGGAAAATAACAACAAATAAAATCGTTTCTTATGAAGTGAGTAATACTAACTTTATTGAAAATGAAATTTGCAACATTGTATTTACTGCTGCAAATAATGGCTCAGGGCAAGTTATTTCGACATCTAACACAAGAGTATACTTGAAACATCTTTCTGGTACTCATTTAGAAAGTAATACAATTACTATTTCTGGTTCAAGTTATATATATGGTAATGATAGTGGTATAAATACAATATTTACATCAGCAACTTTGGTATCAAATAATATAGCACCAGAAGAAGAAGTTTATTGGAAAGGTATTACGCATTTCGATGATGAGCTTGAAAAGAACGAATTTAACAAAACAATTAGGGTTATAGATAGTTCCTTAGCAGGAAATGTTGTTTTAAATTTAATAGATTTATTTGAGGAATAAACATGGCAGCTTCACCTCCTGGAGATCTTTCATCAATAACTTGCACTATAGGTGGTGTTAGTATTGAAAATGAAAATATATCTCTAATAGTTGTAAAAGAAGATATTGGTAGTCCTTTTGGTCCTACTGCTAAGATTATATTTAAAGATTCGAAGGAAGATTTAGCAAATATAAAACCCGACTCTGATGTCACTATTAACTTTTCTACACCAGAAGGAGTTAGTAGAAATTTTAAATGTAAGATAGGATCTGCTGGAGACCAGCAACAAGAACCAAGAGGAGGAGATAGTAGTGGTGCAGACAGAAAATATAATGAAGTTACATTTGATTGCTCTCCACAATATCAACCTAAATTACATGATGGGTTACAATTTAGTGGAAAGAGTGATAGTTTAAAAAAATATTGTGATAACATCTATAAAGAAATTGGTGCTGGAGAAGTAGAATTAGATGAAGGACAGAAAGACTCAAAGGGGTTTCATCACATATGTAGTAATAGAAACCCAATAAATGCACTAACAGAAGTTTCTGAAAAAGCAGAAATTCCAGGAGATAAAGCATCTGCTTGTTTTGTTTATATGAAAGATGGCAAACCAGTTATATCGAGTTGGAAATGTTTGGCGGAGAAAGCTAAAAAGGGCGGTGGATTGGAGTTTTCACAAACACCAAATGACGGAAGTAATTATTCACCAACAAATATAATTACACCTGGACGAAATAGTATAGGTTCACAAAATGATGTAAATAGATCTGATGCAAACGCTAGAACGTATGATCCAGAAACTGGAAGATTGTCAAATTATAAAACTAAGGGTGCACCCTTAAATCCTAAGCGAAAACCGCCAAATAATACTAAAAATAGCATTTTTGGGAATTCAAGTAAATATAATGATAGTACTCCCAATACCATAGAACAAACGGCAGCAGAAAGATATAAACAGATTACTGGAGATATAAGAAATGCGCCAACTCAAGAATTTACTACTTATGGTAATGACGTAAATTTGGGTGATCCTATATCTGCTAATATGCAATCAGGATACGAAAGAACACAAGGAGATCCTAATTTTAACAAAAATGGAGTCGTAACTTCTATTACACATATTATTAAAGAAATTGGCGCGACTCCAAGATATACTTCTAAATATAAAGTTATGAAACCAGGAGGACCAAGTGGATAATAATCACTTTATTGGGGTAGTTGATAGAAAAGAAATTGAATCGGGGTCAAAAACCCCCGGATATAGAATTAGAAGGGTGTTTGGTGAAGACAGAGTTCCAACAGATCATTTAATTTTTATTCCAGCAACA